AGTACCATAGCAATGTTCTCGCTACAGTAGGCGCACGGGGCGTTCACCTCCTCCAGTCTCGGGCCGGGCTGGTCATCCAGCACAGCATTTACGATTACCTTACGGTCGGCCAAGGACAGTGACTTGGCCCACTGTCTCCTAACCGCTAGTGAGCGGTCATCGCCCCACACAACACTGTGAACCACTATCTCGGTGTTCTGTACCGCAGGAGTAGACCCTGAAGAGGCAATAGACGAGGCGTCACCCCCAGTCAGGTACTTAATATCAACAGTATCTCCGTTACGGAGAGTGATGGTGCGGGTCTCCCGTGGATCGGACTTGGGCTGATCCATCTCAAAGTCCGTATCTAGGTTTACCTTTACCTCGTTCTTCTCTTCGCACTTAGGACAAACCACCGAGAAGGAACGAATGTTCCCGTAGGTTGCACGGATAACTCCCATAAACAGGAGGTCCCTGTCCCCGATGATTAGGTTGTCTAGGACAGACGAGTCGTCTGCCACCGTAGTGTCACCGATGGACGTGACTGCCCGACGCAGCAAGGCTGATGTGTAGTCAGCGTATGACAGATTGTCTTTAGTAGTGAGTCGGTCCAACTCCTCCTCATCCTCTCCTGTCATCTCGGCCACTGTGGCCTGATCCTGCCATTCTCCTGTACTCGGGTTCTGCAAACCACACATCAGTTTCACCGTTGTGGGTGCTGGTTTGCCTACCTTAGGGGGATCTTCTTCAAGAGCCTCGTTAAACATCTCAACCTGTTCTGACAACTGCAAACTCATTTAACTCTCCTAGTAACCTTGATTTATACGAATTGTGATGAGGCTACCTCAAAGTGACTCCTCCTAGTACTCACCAAAGCCTACGTCGTCAGACCACAGAACCTCAAACCCCTCGTGATGCAACTGCAACTGCTGAATCAGGATGCCGTTGTCACCAGCGTTGAGGTCACTGACGGAGTACGACCCGGGCCAAGCGTTGTACAGTTTAATCTGTAGCCTCTTGGGTAGGTTGACGTTTGTTGCGGCAGACGGATCAGCGTCATACCGGTAGGTATCTGAACCAGAACCTGAAGAAGTTACCGGATGGTCGTACACATGAACAGAAACGGTGCAACGATAGTCACTTGGAGCAACGCCTCCTTCCATGCCATCTCCGTTACCTGTTGAACCGAGGGAGAAGCCACCCTGCCACGTATGCAGGAACTGCTGCCACTTGTACAACTGGCTCTGATTGGCGAACACACCCCGTGCCAGTGACACCGGAGCGAAGTCCGACTGGCCTATCATCTTGTGAGGGTGGGTATTCATTCCACCCTCTCTATACGGGATTACCTCGTTGGTCACGGCAATACCAGACATCTGGGCAAAGCCCAGTTTGTCGAGACCGTCGGCCAGTGTATTCAACTCATTATCCTGTGGATAAATGGCAACTCTAAACTTGAAGTTACGCAGTGGATCTGTGCGTAGTGTTTGGGCTTGTACTGTCATTTACTGACTCCTTAAAGTGTATCGACTGCGTTGGAACCGCCAGTCCACTGACTGACGCTTACTATTACAAACTCGGTCGGGTAAAGCAAAGCCAACCCAACCTCTACGTGAAGTTCGCCATTGGCGATAGTGGCGGCTGTGTTGTTTGTACCATCGCACGTCACGTAGAACGCTTGAGTGTGGTTACCACCCTTAAGACCACCCTTGGCCCACAAACCTCGCAAGAAGTTAGTGGTCACCTGAACAACTCGTTCCCTGAGATGGGGGTCATTCGGCTCAAACACTGCAAACTGGGTGACTTCCTTCATCTGGGCCTTCACGTAGTTCAATGTCCTACGAATAGGAATATACCTGTCAGGTGAAGTCTTAGCAAGAGTGCGAGTCCCGTTGATGATCGCACCGGTACCGGGCACCAACCGGATGGGGTTGATGTTTGCGTTATACAGAGTCCCCTCTTCGGCCTCTGTGTACGTGGCTTTCAACCCGAACACATTGGGAATGTCTAGGTTGAACCCAGCCGGGGCCTTAGCCACCGAGTGCATCCTCTCAGCCCTCAGGAACACGGCTGACACTGCGCCACCCAAAGCGTTGGTGCGTAGAGCAGAGGGTCCTGTCTTAGTTGGGTCTGGTCCGGTGACTGCGGGGTAGTACACCGCCCCATAACCGGTGTTGGTGTACGCTGCAACCGCCGTTACGGCCTGCGACGCCGTAGTCGCTGTTGGATCAGGGTCAATAATCACAAAGCCTGTACCCCGAGTAGCAGCGTAGGACGTGGCGGTGTTGACCTCAGACGAGCCATACACCCCCGGCAGGTTGATGAGCAAGTCACCAGTTACCTGATCCAAGTAGGCAATAGACGTGGTGTAGTCGGTAGCAACAACTGCTGTGCCGTTAGAGCCTCCAACGAGTATGTACGTACCAGCGGTAACCGAAGTGTTGGTGGCCTTAGCAGGAGTAGCAGCAGAGGAGCACGTAACATAGTCAGAGTACGTGTCGAGCAGAGTCTCTACAGACCTGTTGTGTGTGGAGTCCAAGGAAACCTCAGTCCAACGCTCCTTCTCCACCCCGTTCAGGTTGATGACCAGATCAAAGGTTCCGTACGAGGTGGCTGTAGCACTCTCCAGACCAGCGGTAACAACTGCTGTCAAATCGTTACCCCACGCACCAGCGTTCTGTGCAGTAAGCAGGAAATGGTTGGCGGTAACACCAGCGGTAGTTCCACGCACCTGACCTGTGGCCTTGGATGACACACCGGATGTAGCACCACCGGCCAAGGTGTAGGTAATATCACTGGTAAAGGCGGTGTTGAACTTAGCACCAGTGGTGTTGGAGTCAGTGGACTGTGCTGACACCGTGATGTACTGCGAGCCAGTCACAGCGTCGTTGACAGCCACTGTAGCCGACCCAGCACCAGTGTTGTTGGCGAAGGTCAGGCCAACGTAGGTCTCCTTGGTGACATCCTTATACTTGACAGTCACATCCAAGATACCTGAACCACCAGCAGTACTGGCGTCCGGGTTACTGGCGTTCTTGGTGACAACTATGGTGACGTTGTCACCGTCAGCCCCGGCCAACTTTGATGTGGCCGTGAACAGTGACTGACTGCTGCCATGGGTTAGTGCTAGCAACGAGGCGGTGTTAGCCACGGCGCTCTGAGTCAGGACACGAACAATGTAACACTCTGTTCCACCAGTCGAGAAGAACTGGTATACAGAGTAACCCAGTTCATACGATGGGCTGATGTCGCCAAAGGTGGAGATAAAGGACCCCCACGATGAAATAAGCACGGGCTTACCTAGGGGTCCCCTAGTGGACTGCCCCACAAATGAAGCAGTTGTGCGTCCGGGTCGGTTGGTAACAACGGCCTTTAAAGCAGCCTCGTTAACATAGACCCCGGGTCGATTGTATAGTGCCATTACGACTTCTCCTTACTACAGTGGGTTACGATTTTCACGCCAGAACGTCCAGCGTGAGTTTATCCTTAAAGGTGGTGCCCCCAGATGCGTAGCCATCTTCGCCACGGTCAACTTGGTACAACCCAACCAGACTGGTGGCTGGGATCTCTGATGTCACAGACAATGTGTATATCTTCCTGAAGATCCTCTTCTTGAATCCGGCTTCTTCATCGAGCATGTCAGCAGACCGCCATTCAAGCAGGTCCATATGCCTGCTGGTGTCGTCTACCGGTACGTCTAAGTACCCACGGCGAAACGGGGCTACTTTAGTTAGAATATGTGCATGTAAATAACGATCATGGATGGCAGACCTAGTAAAGGTTGCCACTTGATAGAGCAAGTCAACCGGTACATGCTCCCTAGCACTGAGAAATGGTGTTGTGACACCCGATGCGAGAGTACTTACGTCATCAGTGTGGTCAGGCCAGTACGTAAACGTGGACGCCTTACCATCAGTTGAGTAGTGGCCCGAAGCCTGACCGGTTGGAGGAGTCCCACGAAACGAGTAAATGGTAGAGTCAGAGTGTTGACGAACACTCGCATGGTTCACGTCCATTAACTCTAACGTAATAAACGGATACTTTTTCTCAGTCTCCCCTTCGGGGTACCTAAAGAACACCTGTACATCACGAGTTGTATCCCTGTCGTCAGACAACTGGATGCCGCTGAACTTTACCTTCAGGGCCTGATCTTCAGCCAGCAGAAAGCCTGTACGGTTAGCCAAGGGACACCACCCTTTCGCCCATTAGCCGGTCAGACTCGTTACCAACTTGGTCAGCAAGGGGGTCAGCCTCCCTGTGTAGGGTTCTACGAACGAATCCCTGCATAGGGGTGCCTTTAGAGTCCCCATACTCCAGAGCCGTGGCGCTCTCGCGCAGGTGGACAGGTAGGTTGTGGAAACCGAACGAAAGCATATCGCCACCGTCCTCATCCTGAGACACGTCGTAGTACGGAGCCAGTTCAGAGTAGTTCTCGTCCCGCTCCAGTACCTTACGTGTTTCAGTCACATGGTGTTCCAGAACCGCATTGATCGCACTCTCAGTGATCTCCGGCAACTGTAGGTACAGTCTATTCCCATAGGAAATAAACGCAGGAATACCAGAACTAAACAACCCTAGGTGTTCGTCAGAGGACCCGGCAACGTCAGTTAGTGGCTCTACAGCCATTCCGCTCTCCTAGTGTCCTCTGGGCAGTTGAGAGGTCCTAACGCTCATTAGGATCTTGTTCTAATGATACACCATTTAGGATGGGAGAGTTGCGGGCCAGCCATAGTCTGTTGTGGTCACAGACGGGGGGCCGGGGTCGTTCACGAACTCCTGATCGAGATACTTCTCGATGCCCTCAAACGTGACGATAACGTCCTCTTGAGCACGTCCTCGCACACGGTAGGAACTAATCGAATAGTGCCTACCATCGTAGAAGAACATATCGTTCAGGTGTCCTCGGTACTCTG